CAGAGCAATGGAGAGCAATCTATTCTACAGAGCAATCAATGAAGGCTTTCGAAGAAGACGTTCAAATGATCGGATTCGGAGAAGCTCCAACGAAGGCAGAAGGTGCAATGATTACCTACGAAAGTGGTCGAGAAGGCTACGTCGCTAGGTACGTTCACGAAACAGTGGCCTTAGCATTTTCTATTACAGAAGAAGCTGAGGAAGATGGATTGTACGGATCTCTAGGTGCGAAATACGCAAGAGCATTGGCAAGATCAATGCAACACACTAAAGAGATCAAAGGTGCAAACGTCTTAAATAATGCGACTACTACATCAACAGGAGGAGACGGAGTATCTTTATTAAGTGCTTCTCATCCAACTGGAGGCGGTAGCACGCAATCTAACACTTTAGCAACAGCAGCAGATTTATCTGAAACTTCTTTAGAAACTTTGTTAATTCAAATAGCAGAGGCTAAAGACGACAGAGAAATCCCAATCGCGTTGATAGGTCAAAAGTTGATCTGTCCACCTGAATTGCTATTCGTTGCAGAAAGAGTGTTAAACTCTAATCTAAGACCAGGAACGGCTGACAATGATATCAATGCTGTAAAAGCATTAGGTATGATTCCAGGCGGAGTGGTTGTCAATCAAAGACTTACTGATGCAGATCAGTGGTTTATAGGTACTGATTGTCCAGATGGAATGAAACACTTTGTTAGAGCACCAATCAAAAAAGCTGTAGAAGGCGATTTTGGTACTGGCAACTTACGTTACAAAACAAGAGAAAGATATTCTTTTGGCTTTACAGACTGGAGAGGAATCTACGGTACTGAAGGAGCAGCGTAATAACTAAATAACTACTAGGCGTCTTACGACGCCTAGTAACAACCCAGACGACTGCGTGAGCAGACTACAAAGGAGGTAGACTTATGGGAACAACAACATTTTCGGGTCCAGTAAAAGCTGGAACGATAAGAGAAACAACAGGAACTACTGTAGGTTCTGATATCAAGAACGTTGGTTTTGTAGAAATGGTACAATCAAAATCAATAACCTTGAGCGGAGCAAGTGCTAATACTACAGTAGGTGTTATTCCAGCAAACTCACAAATAGTTGACGTTAAGATGGATGTCATCGTCGCAGGTGACGACACTAACGCTGCGACTTTATCTGTGGGAACAAGTGCAAATGGAACAGCATACATTGCTGCGACAACTGCAAAAACGATAGCAAGAACACAACCAATTGCTGCAGCAATACCAGCATTGGCAGATGTTGGGACAACTGATTCTAACGTAGTCGCTCAGTTTACAGCGACAGATGGCGATGGAACTGTTGGTGAAGGTATAGTTACAGTATCATATCTTCAGAATAACAACGTAACATAATTATAGTGAGGGCCTTCGGGCCCTCTTATAACAAAGGAATTTATGGTTTTTGAGAATTTAAAAGAATATAAAGATATTTTTGTCGATAAAGTAAGTAAAAAATTTTCAGACTTATATGAAAAAGATGACGAAAAAGAAATAGAATATAAAAAAGTTGCTAAAGAAAAAGCAACTGAAGATGTAGGAGAATACGACACACTTGATACAGAAGGTCAAAAAGAATTTGATGTTGCTCGGGCTTTAAAAATTAAAGAAATGAGAGATGCTCAAAGAGTAATAGACGAAAAAGAAGATAAAGAATTAGCAGATAGATTAGATGCCATTAAAAAAGTTATTAATACTTTTGAAGATTTTCAATCAGGAACAGAAATGGACTTAGATACAGGTTATCAAGATGTTGCTGATCCTTATACAGGAGGATCTGCTTTAAGTGATCTTCAAGAAAAAGAGAATATGAAGTCTTTACTCTCTCAAATAACAAGTTATAATAATCCAATGTCAAGAGCTGTTAATCTCCAAAAGAGAATGCAGAACTTGATTAAATATACATAGGAGAAGATATGGCAGGATCAAATATTACAGCAAAGAGATTAGCAGCAACCGGCGCAGTTTTTGCAGGTCCAATTCGACTTTATGGTTGTGTTTGTCTTCCATCAGCAAATGCAGGAACAGTCGTTTTTGATGACGCAGGAACTAATTTATTAACGTTGGATACAGCAGCTGGTTTAGATAGTGGTCAAGTCTGGATTTCGTTTCCAGGAGAAGGAATAAGATTTTCAACTAATTGTAATGCAACTTTAACAAATGTTACTGCAGTTACATCATTTTGGGGATAATCAAAAATGGCTCTATCAGGTACAGCGACATTTAACTTAACTGTTAATGATGTCATTCAAGAAGCATATGATAGAATAGGAGGAGATCCTATTTTAGGTTATGATGTACGATCTGCTAGACGTAGTTTAAATATTATGTTTAGTGATTGGGCTAATCGAGGCTATAATCAATGGACAGTCGAAGAAAAAGATTTAACCCTTGTTAAAAGTACAATCTCGTATGATCTTCCCGCAGATACAATCGATATAATTAATGCCAATATTAAAGAAAGTGATGGTAAATATTATGTTATGTCACGATTAGGTCTTAACGATTATTCAGCGATTCAAACCAAAACGACTGAGTCAAGACCAACTCAATTTTATTTACAACGAACAAGTACACCTAAAATTTATTTATATCCAGCTCCTGATGATTCTACAGATGTTGTAAATTATTGGAGAATTAGAAGAATAGAAGATATTACTGCACAGACTGTGGGTGGAGTAGAACAAAATACAGATGTTCCTTCACGTGCGATCGAGTGTATGTGTTCTGGACTAACTTATTTTTTATCACAAAAAAGAATTAATATAGATATAAATAGACGAGCAGAATTAAAACTCGACTATGAACAAGCTTTTGAAAGACTAATAGCAGGTGATGATACTCCTTCAACTAGGATTCTTCCATCAACTTCATATTATAACGGAACTTAAATATTATGCCTAATTTTCCAGGACAAGGAAAAAAACCTAAAAGAGCCCCATCTCAAAAATGGGCTCCAGGACAATTTGGATTGGCGATCTCTGATCGAAGTGGATTGGCTTTTCCTTATAATGAAATGAGATTTGAATGGACTGGATCTTTTGTTCATGATTCAGAGTGGGAACCTAAACAACCTCAACTTTCTCTTACATATTTTACTGATGCAGTAGCTTTAAAAAATGCTAGACCTCAAGCCAATCTTTCTCAGACAGGAGGAGTTCCCGATCAGCTGGAACCAATTTATCCTCCTTCACTTCCTTCTGAATATATTGGTATTGGAAAGGGCACAACAAATTTGTTAACAACTGGTCTCGGAAGTGTTACAATCGTTATTACATGAGTGATAAAAAATCTAAGGATCCAGATCCACCTTCTAAAAAAATCGGTGTTACAATTTCTACTCCTTGTTTTGGAGGTATGATTAATGAAGCTTATTTTCATTCCATCTTAAATACTTCTGCTCTATTTGCACAACGTAAATGGAAACTTTATATAAATTCGATGGGAAATGAGAGTTTAATTACGCGTGCGCGTAATACTTTGGTGGCTCAGTTTTTAGATACATGTGATAAAGATCCAGAGTCACATACTCACTTAATGTTCATAGATGCTGATATAAGTTTTCCTGCTCAATCTATTATACGAATGGTCGAATTTGATAAAGATATAGTCACTGGTGTATATCCACGTAAAAGTATTGATTGGAATAAAATTAAAGAAAATGCTAAAAAAGGTGATTTTGAATTAATGGAAGAAAAATCTTTAGGTTATAATATTAATATGGTTCATCCTGAAAGTATTCAGATGGATAGGGGATTTATAGAGGTATTAGATTCAGCCACTGGTTTTATGCTTATTAAAAAAGAAGTCTTTTATAGACTTATAAAAGCTTACCCTTATCTTCAATATACGACTGATCAGATTATTAATGGTAAATCATTTAAATCTAAAAACTGCTATGCTCTTTTTGACTGTATTATTGATGAAAAAAGTAATAGATATTTAAGTGAGGACTACGGTTTTTGTAGACTTTGGCAAAAGATAGGTGGAAAAATTTATGCTGATTTAATGAGTCCCTTAACTCATTATGGAACATATGCTTTTAAGGGAAATGTTTGGTCGAAGTTTAATGTAGCAGATAAAGATAAACATAAAGTAAAGGAGCTTTTACATGGCAAATCCAATGACATACTCAAGTCTAACAAGTGATGTTCAAACTTGGATGGAAAATAGTGGAACTGACTTTGTAGCTCAAATTCCAAATTTTATTATGGCAGCAGAATTTAGACTGTCAAGAGATGTTGATCCTATTGGATTTGAATCTCAACAAGCTTCTGCTTTTACTGCTAATTCTGAATATTTAAGTATTCCTACTAATACGAAATTAATTAATTATCTTAATATAATCGTAGATAATGAGAAAAGTTTTTTACAGATTAAACCCTTAGAATATTGTCAAGAATATTGGCCTAATTCAGCTATTACTGGAACTCCCAAGTATTTTGCTAATTTTACAGATGACGTATTACTTATAGTTCCTACTCCGGATAGTGGTTATACGTGTCAATTAGGATATACAGCCAATATCGCAGGTCTATCAGCGAATACAACTACTAACTGGTATTCGAACAATGCTCCCTACGGTTTATTTTATGGTGTTCTTTCTGAAGCAAACCTCTTTACAAAGAACATAGAAGATTATAGTATATACAATAAAAAATATACCGAAGCGGTTGTTACAATTAATAATCAAGCTCGAAGAAGAAGAAGAACAGATTATAAATTTCCTGGCAGTCCTCTCGGTGAGAACACAATAACTGGAGGACAATAACATGGCGATAGTACAAGCTCTTGCTAATACATTCAAGGAAGACTTAATGGATACTACTGCTAATCTGGAAGCTAATACTTTAAAAGTAGCTCTCTATGATAATACAGCAACTTTAAGTTCTGCAACAACAGCATACGCTACTGCGAATGAAGTTAGTGGATCAGGTTATACTGCGGGTGGAGCAGCGATGACAGGTATGGCTGTTACGCTTGATGGTAATACGGCGATCTTTGATGCTGATAATGTATCATGGGCTAACGCTACTATTACTGCTCAAGCTGCGGTGATTTATAATAACTCTCTTTCCAATGCTGCGATTGCTGTTTTAGATTTTGGTGGAAATAAAACATCAACAAACGGTACGTTTGAAATTCAATTCCCAAATGCCAATGCTTCGACTGCTCTGATTCGAATAACATAGGGAGGTAACTCCTTATGGCGAGTACATACGGACAAGGACAGTGGAATTTAGGTACCTGGAATAATTCTGTTTCGGGTGCTATAATCACCGGCATTGGTCTTACATCATCTTTAGGAACTGCTACTGCTACTGGAGAATTAAATAGGGGCTGGGGCAGAAGTGAATGGAATACTGGTCCATGGGGTACTTTTCAAGGTGCTGTTCCTGTTACGGGTGAGGCCCTTACTACTTCACTTTCAAATGTTTCAATTCTTGAGGGAACTGGATCAATAATATCTCAAACTGGTTTATCACTTGCATCTGATCTTAATTGGGGTATCGGTTGGGGTAGAAATGAATGGAATTCTGGGAAGTGGAATACTTATATAGGAACTGTTATTGCAGGAACGGGAGATTCATTCTCTGTCACAGGTGAAGAATTAACATCGGGATTAGGAAGTATTACAGCAGGCGGGGGTACGAATATCGTTATTACTGGTGAAGCTCTTACTGCCTATATAAGTAATGTCACTACAACAGGTCAAAGTATAATAGATATTACAGGTCAAGAATTAACTTCAGCTTTAGGTGGAATTACTATTACAGCAGGTGGAAGTGTTACTATTCAAGAAGCAGGATTACAAGCTAATACAGCAGTAGGAAGTGTTACAACAGGAACTGCTAATTATATCAATGTAACTGGACAAGAATTAACAAGTAATTTAGGTACTATTACTTTATCAACTGGAAATATACTTGATATTACAGGGATAGATTTAACGGGTTATGTAAGTAATGTTACTGTAGCAGAAGGACATGGAGTTGTTATTACTGGTATTTCTGCTACTTCAGCAGTAAATAATGTAGACATTAGTACAGAACAAAAACTATTAGTAACCGGAATAGGTTTAGAAATTACTGTACAAACCATTGTTCCTTGGGGTAAAATAGATACTGGAACACCAGAAACATGGAGTGATATTACTACTGTTAATTAGAACAAAACTATACTATAAAAACTAAAAAGAATAAAAAATTATGCCATCAGCTTATACAGCCAGATTAAAACTGGAAAAACAAGCTTCAGGAGAAAATTCAGGTACTTGGGGCGATTTAGTTAATTATACATTTAATAGATTAGACGCGAGTATTGAGGGTTGGCAAGCTGTTAATGTGGCGGGAAGTGCAAACGTTACTTTAACTTCTAATAATGCAACAACTAATACTAACGATTCAACAACAGATGATCAAGTACATAATCGTGTAATTGAACTTACCGGAACTTTAACAGGAAACATAAATGTATTTACAGGTGATGTCGAAAATTCATTTATAGTTTTTAATAACACATCAGGATCTTATACTTTAACATTTGGTCCAACTACTGGAACAGGGGTTGTTTTAAAACAAGGTGCTAAAACTCTTGTTTATTCTGATGCTTCAACAATGTTTGATGTAATGGCTGATCTAGGAGATATTACTCCAACTGCAATTAAATTTGCAGATGATACAGGAATTCAAGACGCAGCCGGAAACGAACAAGTATATTTTTCTCAAGCAGCTACTGCAGTAAATTATCTCGATATAACTAATGCAGCAGCCGGAGCTGCTCCTAATGTAGCAGCAGTCGGAGGAGACGCTAATGTAAGTTTATCTTTAATGGCAAAAGGATCAGGAACTGTTCAAGCTTCCGGAAACGTTGTCTCAACTGCTGGATTACAAACTATGTTTATTCCAGCACAAGCAATGTTTGGAACAACAACAAATGGTGCTGATGCACAAGCTGTTGAAACTACAGCAACTAGACCTGAATTAAAGGTTTTAGATTTTGATGCAAGTACAGCTGAATATGCACAGTTTTCTATTGCAATGCCAAAATCATGGAATTTAGGTACAGTAACTTA